GAGATCACAAATTAATGCAATCCTCCGCGAATCAAAAACAAACACAACGATTAAATTGTGATGTCCTTCGACTCTTGAATGAGTTGATCGGCCACCACCGTATCTATGGAGATACAATGGTTTTCCAACTGCCTGCTCGAACTGAAAAAGTTTTAAGTTCGGGTAAGGAGTCCAAGCACACATACAGTAAATCAAAAGAAACACCGTATGTGCCCAAAAAGTCAGAACGAGTTCTTTCACCAGATTATAGTGAAGAACTTGTGTCCCAACTTTTTGGAGGACAGTTGAAAAAAGATGGCGAAGTCACGCTAATAACGACATTGCCAGGGAAAACAGTGAAATTGACAGGAAAACATGTAATCGTCGGAAATATTACTAAGCTCCATGCAGCAGTTCTACTGCGAGCTATGTTAGAAGTAATATATTCTTCAATCGATGATTTCCACTCGAATAAACCAGAAGATCTACTTAGTCCATTCCATAAACTTGGATCGCTCGATTTAGCCGACTTTGTCGTCTGCGCTAAATATTGGGTGAGCTTTCCAATGGCTAAGTATTTGCACAATGATCTTCCAGACCGACCATCCATGTACCCAAACAGCAAACAGGGTGCCTCTGACTTTCTCTTTACAGGGAAAGCCTTGACACAGCTCCGTAATCGTTTAGTTGCACGAAATAATCGTAACACTGAACTTTTCCTTGGCATTTTGCAGGGGGTCAAGCGTGCTGCAAAAGAGGTTCCTGAAAACTTTGTAATGGCTGCAATGCATAAACATAAACGTGCATTGATGCGTCCAGTCCTTTCAGGTTTGAACGAACACATGGTTGACGAACTCGACACTGAGAAAATTGACATTTCCAGTGCAATTGACAGAGTTACCGACATACTTGGAAAAACAATCAAACAAGCGAAATTCCAGCTGTTTGAGGCTTCCACATCCTCAGGTGTACATGTAACACGGCCAGAAGGAGGTCAGCGTGAAGCTATCAAAAGATCATTGAGAGAAATGGGACCATCAGGAACCATTCAAAATTCTCTCCATGACAGCAACACGATGACACCTATTGTCCGTGATGAACTCCTTGATTTTGTAGAAACTGAGCCAGGTAAGGTAACTGCTCGACATAGAGATCTCTGGGTCCCGAGGAATTTATCGGACCTCGAAGAGATAATCCAAAACGAATTGAGAAATCCAAACGCATCGTTAATTAAATCTGCTTCTAGTTTTCCGGAATTAGAAAATGATGTCTTGATCCACAAACGGAAATTTGTCATTCCGACGAAGATTGCTAGTGTTCTCGAACCTTTAAAAGTTCGACTAGTATCTTCAGGTGAACCACTTTTCTACTGGGTATCCAGATTCATGCAGAAGGCGATGTGGAATTCTCTGAAAAACTTTCATCAATTTGCTCTTACATCTGAACCGCTCTCGGAAAATCACTTTCATATCCTTTTAGCTAATGAAAGAAAGTTAGGATTAACAAACCTACTTTCAAAAGGAAATGAAAAGATTTTTTGGGTCTCCGGGGATTATTCAGGAGCGACTGACAATGTTGAAATCAGATTCACAAAAGAAGTTTTCGAACAACTTTTGATGTTTCTTGATGTGTCAGTTGACATGAAAGAAATTCTTCGTGCTGTGCTTTATGAACAAGAAATCTCATATCCAAGAGATTACGAAAAAGCATCACCTGAGTTGAAACCATTTTTACAAACTGGCGGGCAGCTTATGGGTTCAACCCTTTCATTCCCAATACTGTGTGTAATCAACTTCTGTTGTTACATTGCGGCTATTGAAGAATTTTTGGGTCGTAAGCTAACCAAAGGAGAGATAAAAATGCTCCCAACTTTAGTTAACGGTGATGACATCCTTTTTCGTGCAAATCAACGTCTCTATGAGATTTGGAAAAGATTTGTTGCAAAAGCAGGATTTTTCTTGTCAGTGGGCAAGAACTATGTCGATCCACAGTATTTGATGATTAACAGTCAAATGTGGAAATGTGTCGAGGACGTGATCGGGACAAATGGGGTAAAATTCGAAAAATGCAAGTGGGTTAACGTTGGGCTCTTAATGGCTCAGTCGAAATCTTCAACCAGGAACGTGTTGAAGGATTTACCAGCAGAAGAGTTATATTTGCAAGCTGTAGTCGAAACACCAAAGCCACTCCGACTTCACAAAAGATTTTGTTTTTACAATCTGCCATTAATCGAAAGGTTAACAGCAAAGGGTAAATTCAATCTCTTTCTTTCACGTGAATTTGGAGGTCTAGGTTTTCAAAGACCTAGTGGACTTGATGTTACAGTTACAAATTTTCAAGCAAAGTTCGCAAATTTTCTATTACACAAGCAACAACAGATATATCTCGGGACAATTGAACAGATCGATTCGATTAAAAACCAAATCGCTCTGGTCCCTAAAGACAATTTTGATATACCTGAAGTATACTTGAAACGGAAAGTTTACGTACAATGCCGACAAAAAACTCAACCTTATAATAAAAGCATTGATCGCGAAGGGAGCTTTGTTGAACGCTCCTTTAATGCTGATGATTTTAAGGTGGCTGAGCTACCGTTAACTATACCATTGAAACCTGCATCTGAAGTGGAAATCAAGACAATTTCGAAGAATCTTCTTACTGAATTCAAACAAAAGAACTTCCCAGCTTTGTCAATTGAAAAACTCAAAAAACCAGTCGATTTAGAATGGGTAATTATATCAACCAAAACAGCTCAAGAACTGAGCGCTGATGGGGTAAAAATCGAAGTTCTCGAACCGAAAGTTGTAAAACAATCAGTTCAGAAACCATTCGTCATACCATCACCTGATGACCTCATTGAAGAGGCAAATCGGTTGAATATAATTCCTCACGAAAATTCTAAATCAGTACTGCCAGAACAGCCATTTAATCTCACTAGGCGAGCCAAACGTCAACAGAAGTTAGAAAAAGAACATATGGAGACAGTACGTAAGTACTATCATATGAACCGATTCAAAACACCTGAAGATATTGAACTTGCTTGGTCAAGAGAAAAAATGTTAGCTGATCGTTTCCTAAGAGAAGCTCAGAATCCGTCCTTTGATCTAGACAGATTCGTAAACGATGAACTCTCTCATGGTTACGTTGGATCAATATATGCTGATCGACATATTGATGTTTTTGAGGCAAAAGCTGAGGCATCATCTGCTCCCAAGGATCTAGGAACAGATATGTTTGAATTGGATTAGTAAATCTTAAAAGGGCCATGTCAAGGAAAAGACGTTAAAACCCGTTGGACGACGTAGAAACCATGGGGTCATCAAATTAACCTTCCAAAACTCCGATAGACAGTGAGTGCTAAGGATTAACTTGACGGTAACACGTTAGGTTGGTCTGGAATGCCTAGAGACTGCACGGAAGGGTGTTCAACTTTTGATGATGAACAGTCCTTTGATTGGCAAAGTATCCCATACAACCAAATGAAAAGATTTACAAAACCGGCGATGAAGATCGGAAATGCAGCAAGAACAGCTGTCCAAAGAGAGATCAAGCACATGGCGAGTTCAAACCCACTCACAAGAGAGGGATATGCGCTATTGGAAAGCTTGGTCAAGAAGCAGAAGAAATCACGAAAGAAAGGAGGAAAAGGAGGAGGAAATGAGAAAAGTGTCAGTGCTCCGGCGATCATGGGGACACAAATAAGAGGTGGAAATCTCGAAGCAAACGGCTTTGAAAACCGTGTTGTTTCTGGAACTGAGACTTTCTTATCTGTCTACCGACCCAACGACAGTTCGTATGATGCTGGTGGTATTTTTGATGTCACTGCTAACACTGCTGGATTTTCGAATCTGGCAAGAGAAGCAACAAACTATCAATTTTACCGTTTTACTCAGCTTGAATTTACATATGAACCGGTATCGGCAACGCAGACCCAAGGACAAATCATCTTTGGTACTCTGGCTGATCCCACTGACCCTGAACCTGTGAGTTTGGAGGAAACACGAGCGATTACAAACTCGGTGACAACACCAGTTTGGACGAAGTGTACTTTGAAGGTCCCTTGTGACAAAACAGATCGTTACGTTGATGGAGATAAAAATTCATCATCAGACGTTCGTTTTCAAGTTGCAAAACGATTCTTCATAGGGTCCACTTCGGTATCTGTTGGACAAGCAACTGGGCTCTGGACCGTAAGGTACAGATGTCAGTTGTCCAAAAGAAAGCCGAATTCCACGATTCCTGGTGCATATCAACTCGATATCACTAATCAACCATTCTCACAATACTTTGACCAACCCAAGAGTAACAGTTATTACCAACTTTCACAAGATGGCACTCTGAAATTCAATACATCAGGTAGATTACGAATCCAATTTGCGATTCAAATGTCTACTGATCAAGCAATTCCAGATCTTGTTATCACGAATAACGGAAATACTGTCACTCCAACGGTTGCCTCATTGTTCAGGGGGTACACCAACATAACTGATACTAATTACACATTACTGTTAATTAGTTTATCACTTGTTCTTAGTACACGCGGTGCAATTCTCAATCTAACTCCTTTAAAGACTCTTCTCGGAAGTGGTTCTCTTATGCTGTCTATTGAACCGGACGGCGTTCGTTCGAACTAAGATTCCTGTCTTTACCCATCGGGACTGCGGATATGCAGTCGGAG